GCCTGACATCAACGTGTTTACCAAAAACCTATTAGTACTCAACGCATTAGGCATCGGTGGTAATACACCCACCAAAACCACGCCTGCATGTGAAATAGTTCCTGCTACTGAAATATTCAACGATAAATCACTTCTAAAATAAGCTCCCAATTTTAATGCTGTTTCTAGAGACACATTAGATGTAAAAACGTCTCTAGGTAACCTAACTATTTTAGATGTTAAAAAACTATAAGCTACTTCGTTAGACCAAACTACACTGTCAACGAAAAAAGGTCTATTTACAAAAGGTTTTGTATCGATTCTATATTCTTCGGGAAAATCGATTACTGGATAAATGTCATGATGATCTTTATTAAAAATTATATCTCTAGTATTCACACTAGCTACAGAGGTTTCCATACCCTGTTTGTTTGTTTGCATATCATAACACATTTCTGTTGCAAACTTGTTATCTGCGTTGTTTATTGAATTATTAATTGAATTAATTGAAACGGTATGTTTTTACAAGAAGACTACCATTAAAATCTTCTATTTCCTATTGGTTTTTCTGACAATATAGGTAGCAAAGTTTCTAGGATAAAACTTTTTATAACTCCATTATATTGTCTCAACTATACAGTTGGAAGGGTTTGTCTCAACTATACAGTTGGAAGGATAAAGTCTAAGAATATATTGCTAAATCCTTACCCAAACCTTTCATTATCAAGGCATAGGTGTCATCTTCCTTCATAGTTTTGCTAATGTGTTCATCGCTAAATTCTTTGAAGAAAAACGAAGAATGTTTAGCTGCTTCCATGACTTTTTCCTTTAGTTCCTCATTTTCATGTAAAAACATTTCAAATTGGAACGCTGTCATTTTTCCTGCCATTATTTCGTCATAATCTCTAGATGAGTCTTTATACCTTAACGAATTAATGAGTGTAGTCAATGACAATGGGCCTACTGTGGTGTTCAACTTTGAGTGCCACCTGAAATTTCTCTTAAGAAATACACATTCACTCAAAAGTTTTGATGGCTCTGTAATTTCTCCTTTCTCGCCATCTGTGTATCTCATACCTATACTATGTGCAAAATCACGCATGGTTATGGCATTAAAATACTTTGCTAGCCTAGCGGGAGTACCACATATCTTATCGTCTCCCATAACAAAATCTACTATTGCGTCAAAATCTTCAACAGTGGGAATCAATCCCTCTTTAGACATTTCCGTAAACAAAACCATTGCGGTGAGAAACCTGTTGATAAGAGAATTAAAAAAC